ATGACATCACTTTTTAGACAGGCATATCAGAAATTTCTTGCGGAATTGTCCAAGGAAGTATTGAATCCGGCGCAGCTTAATATTTCAAGAATGATAAAACCAGCAATCATAGGAAATGCATTTAATTATGCTCTTAGTACTGGTAGTTGGACGACAAAGAATGGGAACTTGATTATAACAAAGGTTGGTGTAGCACAGATGTTGGATCGATTTAATCACATATCTTCTTTGAGTCACCTTCGTCGTGTAACAAGTGACCTCGACACTACTAGCAAATTAGATCGTCCAAGGCAATTGCATTCTAGTTATGCATTCGGGCTGTGTTCAAATGAAACACCAGAAGGTGGGCAAATCGGCATCTCTAAAAATTTAGCTCTTGGTAGTTCTATCACTACTGGAACATCAGAAATTCCAATCATATCCATTATCGAGAATTTACTTGCAGAATACGCCGGTTCGGCGAAGGTACTTGGAGAACCGAGTTCTCCTACGCAGAGCAACTCAGTTGCTCAAGTACTCGTTAATTACTGTCCGATTGGAAAATGTAACACCAAAGATTTGATGGAAGTTGTAGAAAAACTTAGAGGTCTACGCAGAAAGGGACACCTTTCTAAAATGACTAGCATTTTTGTAGATTATTCAGCAGAAGCTGTATTTGTTCAAACAGATCCTGGAAGGGTATACAGGACATGTATTATAATTTCTAAAATTACTCCCGAGTTTTTTGAAGCAAAAACGTTTACAGAACTCCTAGAACTCCAAGCTATTGACTTTATTGACACAAAGGAATCTGAAAATTGTTTGATTGCTATGAGCTTCGATGACCTACAGAAATTTCCAGATAAGAATTATACTCATCTAGAATTACATCCATGTATGCTACTAGGTGTTACAGCAGGACTAATTCCATTTGTAAATCACAACCAATCCCCTCGAGTAAGTTACCAGGCCAGTATGTGTAAGCAAGCTATTGGAATGTATTCACCAAATTACCGGAAGGAATTCGAGACAAGTTCTTTTATTCTATGGAATCCTCAACGACCTCTGGTTTCTACAAAGATGTCTAAAATTCTTGGAAATGACATGTTCCCGTCTGGTCAGAATTTAATCGTAGCCTTCTGTTGTTACACCGGCTTCAACATAGAAGACTCCCTTATAATTAATCAATCGGCAATTGATCGCGGTCTAATGACAGCCAGTTTTTACAGGACATATAAAGATGAAGAAAAAAAGTGTTCTGCTAATTTAATAGGCGAGAGATTCTGTAATCCATCAGAAGTACCAAAGTGTAAAGGACTAAGACAAGGAAGTTACTCTAAAATCAATACAAACGGTTTTGTAGAATTGGAATCAGAACTTGATTCCGAGGATATTATTATCGGCAAAATTATACCAGAATCCACACATACTACACGAAAAATGAAAGATGTTGATTATAAAGATGCTAGTATTACAGTCAGACACTCCGAGGGCGGTACTGTGGATCATGGTGTAATTACTGTAAACCAAGACCTTGCTAAATTGGTCAAAGTCACACTAAGACAACAAAGAATGCCACAAGTTGGTGATAAATTTGCTAGTTGTTCCGCACAAAAAGGAGTAGTTGGTGCTGTAATGGCTCACGAAGATATGCCATATACCGAATCTGGTATTGTTCCAGACATCATTGTAAATAGTCACGCTATACCGAGTCGGATGACAATTGCGCAGATTTTAGAATGTGTTGTCGGAAAGAGTAGTTTAATGGATGGTGATTTTGGTGACGGTACACCCTTTGAAGAAATGTGTGTAGATAACTTTGCTGATAATTTAGAGAAGCACGGATTTCAACGACATGGTAACGAAACAATGTACAATGGTTTTACAGGAAAACGAATGAAGTCACAAGTATTTATTGGCCCAACTTTCTACCAACGACTGAAGCATTGTGTTCAAGATAAGCTTCACTGTAGGTCTCGTGGGGCTGTTCAATCAATGACGAGGCAGGGGCCTGAGGGGCGGGCTAAGCAGGGTGCATTACGGCTCGGTGAGATGGAGGCACAATGCCTCCTGGCTCATGGAAGTGCCGAATTCTTGTATGAAAAGATGTTTTTGTTGTCAGATGAGTTCTATGCAACTGTTTGTGACACTTGTGGCATCTTTTGCCTACAAGAAAAGTGTAATTACTGCCAAATTTCCAATGGAACTAGTCGAGTTCCTATCCCATATGCTGGAAAATTGTTCTTTATGGAGCTATATTGTATGAATATTCGTCCAAGAATCCAGGTAGCCAAGTAACGCAATCTTCCATTTCATACGGGGTTCTGTTTTAGCCATTTTAGCAAGAACCTTACGTTTCTGGCCTTAAAGGAATAAAATTACAAGTAGTAACCAATGTCGGTAACCCTTAACATCCAAACTCTTATTGAATCCAACCCAATTTCCAAGATTTCTACCAAGTGTAATGATGAATTAATCAAGAAACTGACCGAAAACTTCACTACAGACCATCAAAAACTATTTCTGGGGTCATTTTACTGCTATCTTAACTATAACTCCAAATCCGATTTTGTAATTGACCTCGATTTTCTATGGAAGTGGTTAGATTTCAGTCAAAAAAGAAGAGCGAAAGAGTTACTTCTAAAACACTTTATAGAAAATGTTGATTATGTCAGGTCATTCGCTCAGCAGAGAGAATCACTTCCTCTAGGTGGTGGATCTAGTAAAGAAAAAATTATGATGAACATTCGAACATTCAAAAGTATGTGTCTAAAAGCAAATACTAAGAAATCTACAGATATTCAGAATTACTTTATAGACCTTGAAGAAGCTATCTTTGAAATTACGTCGAAACAAACTAAATTTCTACAAGAACACGCAGTTACTCTACAAGAAAAACTAACACATGCAGAATCAAGAGTTCAACAGAGACACAAGAAAACTTATGCATCCGGAAAAGCAATTTACGTATTGCGTGTAAAATCTAATGAAACACATTTCAAACTCGGTCATACTAATAATCTAGAGAATCGGTTGAGTCAGTATAGAACTGGTAATCCAGATCAAGATGAATATTACTTCCATTGTTTCTGGTACAGTCCATTATCATACGAAATTGAACAATTGTTGTTAAAAGCGTTTCAACCAGACAAGATTAATATGAACTCCGAATGGATATCTCTTACTAAACTATCAGATTTAGAAAAAGCGATTGAAGTCATTCTACAAGCACTTTCGCCGAATATCCCAGAAAAACAAACAGTCGTTATATCAAAACATGAAAAGAAATTGCCCGAATGTGAACGATGTAACAATACATTCAAAAAGACTAACTGGTCTCAAACGATTTGTTTTGACTGTACCGATATCAAATGTACTATTTGTAAAGAGCATTTTCCTAGAAAAGACTTACCCAATCATCAAAAACTTTGTTCAGAAATTCTGCAAATAAATCCCGAAACCTTCAAGATAATTGCAGAATATCCAGATGTCTCTTCTGCATCAATGACCAGTGACACTCCAGAACGTTATATAAGAGATACTTGTAATGGTATTAAAAAAATGGCTGGAAATTATATCTGGGTTTGGAAAAATAAGCACAATGATTATCTAGAGTCTCTCCGTGTTTCACATAATGGTGTTATTTATACAGACTTACAAGAAGCCAAAATTGATAGAAATTTATGTTTAAGTTCTGAAACACAAATGACCTTTTTTATCAAACCAATACAATCAAGTTCTGCACGTAAACATTGTAAGAAGATTCGTCAAATTAATAATGAAACTTTTGAAGAAACAACTTGGGAATCTACAGTGGCTGCATCAAAGGCTACAGGAATTGATAAAAGTTCTATTATCAGATGCTGTAAAGGTAAACAAAAAACTGCTGGAAACAATAACTGGATTTACGTTTAGACCCCAAGCTTCTTACGAGCATCGGCAATGCTCTGCTTAACCGAATCTAATAGACCATAAGATTCCTTCTTCTTAAGGCCGACCATAACCAGTAGTCCATTAATAGTTGCATAAAGTACTCTGAAGAGAATATACATAACAATAAATGCGATAAGACCTAGGCCGATATTTGGATTTGCTGACATAAAATCTTGAGCTTGTTTTAGGAGTTGTTGGGGGTCCATGTTACTTTAATCAAAGAAAATAATATTACAACCCTCGTGCTGCTCTCGCCCGTGCTAACTCTAGCTCTCGCTGGCGCTCTCGCGACTGCCACTGACACTCTTGTTCTAGCGCCAATTCCTCATCCTATTCCTCATCCTCATCGGTGCCGCTGTAGACTGCATGAATATCATCGTTGGGATCATCGTCGGGATAATCGTCATCATCGTCCATATTGATTGCCGCTTGTCTAGCACGTGACGCCGCAATACGTGCTGCCATAGCCGCCCTACTTTCCGCAGTGGTTTCAGTTGGTCTAACGACTGGTGCTTCACGGACTTTGATACTAGGTACCACAGAACTTTCGGCGAGTGTTAGTAGTTCTGGGAAGGGTGGCCCCTGACCGTGGACACCACTAACTTCATAATGACCACTCAAGTTACCAACACGGTGGTTTCCGAGACTACTTGTTACAAAGTATCGCTTTGTTGAGTCGTACAACATTTTTTCAATATCATCTAATTTGATGTATGCACTTCCATATTCTGGTAACAGTTTTACGTAAACATCGGACATAGGATCTGGCATAAAGCCGTAACCCATCGCCATACTCGCAGCATTATTTGTTTGTCCAGGACGTTCAATCCATTTTCGGACGTGGAGGTCTGTATTTTTCACCAAATCCTCTAGGTCCTTTGCATTGTAACAGTTGTCTCGGGCGTCCTTTGTAATAATAACTACATTTGAATTGTCGCCCTCTTCTGCCCACGGATTCTGTGAAATAATGTTAGTCTCCGAGTTACACATGTTATACCACTCCGAAGACGATAATGGTTCTCGTGTACTTAAACCGATTGGTTCGGCTACAATATTAAGACGTCTGTTTTTATATGTTTGCATATACTTCCTGATATACCCAGCAGGAAACTGATTACCGATAACATGTATTTTCATGTTCCATGACGGTGCCGGTAGTTTTGTGAGTTCGTTGTTTGTAAGAAATACCTGACGCAGAGTATATGGAAATGCATTTATTTTAGTTAACTCATTACCAGTTGCCGAAAATGATTCAAGCTTTGATGGGAGTCTCTCTATACTGGAGAATTTATTGTCATTGATATTTAGATATTTGAGAGAACTGGGGAAACATAATGATTCTAACTGGTTACCACCCAGGTATAAGAGTGTAACTGAATCTGGAATATATGATATTTCAGTCAAACCACAATCTTTTAATACTAAAGTTTTGAGGCCTTCTGGAAACTCCAGTGTACTCAAATTACTAATGACACCACCCCCAACTTCTAGTGTTCTCATATATCTTGGTAGTGAACTTAGGTCTCTGCTATTCTCAGTATGACTTACGACTAATTTCCGCAATCTTGAAGGTAGTTCGGGAAGTGTATCAATTAATGTTGATGATAGATCCAGTACTTGTAATGAACTCGGTAAATTTGAAATTTTTAATGGACGATCCCCATCGGTGTCGCAATTTCCTACCAGTAGATGTGTCAGAGTTTCTGGCATTCTTGGGAGTTCTGTAGGTACCTTACCATTATAAAACGTAATATCCGAAAGTCTCGATGAACTCAAATCAGGAATCTCTGAAAAATCACAATCTTCAAAACGTACTCTCTTAACTGTGATAGGGAGATTCGGCCATTCGGTAAGATCCTTGTATTCTCGAGCCCTTGGGTGAGAAGTTTTCCAATCGTCTGGGTTACCTCCCGACTGTACCATTGCCTTTGTTCCTATAAGGTATCCAACACCAGCTACAATTAAACCAGTAGCAATTTCCATTAGTTACTTATAATACTTTTTTTCTTTAAATGGTAAAGTCTCCAGCAAGGTAACTACTACCGATAATAACTAGAACACTGCTAATAATAATAGAGACATTCATATTGTTTAGAGCAAGACCCTTTAGTAACATTGACCCTCCATTAACAACTACCAACTTTGAAATAACAAGACCAATCAATCTCTGTAGAATAATCTTCCAGTTCTTCTGGAAATGTGTTAAAATCATTATCCCAGTTTGAAGATCTACTTTACCCTTACTCTGGAAATCCAAGACAAAATCTGTTGTGTCAGTGGTATTGAATAAGAACATAGATGCTCTATTTCCCAAAAGTAATTTCACGGCACCCATCAACATTTCAGGATCATAATAGACTTGTATACCTACTAATACAAATAGGATACCAGATATTATAAGGTCTGGGAATATATCTGTACCGAATAACATACCACTCACAATCTTTTGGAAAACAAACGCAACTGGTGGTAATAGAAGTACTGCCGGCCAAGCAACTTCCATATTTTTCCTTGTAGTTGCAATTACTTCGTTAACATTACTAATGAATGTGGGTAAAGTATTCATAAAGAAATCTTTCATCCATTCAAACGCAGCAATGACGAATTCAACTAGCTTCATGAAATTGACCTTTATCCAGTTGAAGATATCTGTAAAATTGATAGATTCATATACATCCTTAATAGTACCAATTGCCTTTTCACCAAAACCCTTTACGCTGTTAAAGACATCAGTCCCTATTTCTGTTACTGTACCTATAGCGTCTTCACCAAAAGTTTTTACGGTATCTATGGCATCTTCAGTAAAAGTTGTTACTGTACCGACGACTTCTTCGGCAATGCCAGTAGCAGTACCGATGGCATCAGTCGCAAAGGTCTTGACAGTTCCGACAACTTTATCAGTTGTATCTGTAACCGTTTTTAATGCGTCATTGCCGAAAGTTGTTACAGTACTTTCTACAGTATTTGCCGTATCGGTAACAACTTTAACGGCATCGTCAGCAAACTGACCGACAGTTCCAGTAACATCCGAAACAATTTTATTAGCAGAACTAAGAACGTCATTAGTGACACCGGAAATAGTAGCGGTAACAGCCCCGGTCGTTTTAGATACCTCATTAATAGCATCTTCTCCAAAATCTGTTACGGTTTTAATTGCCCCCTTTCCGAATTCGTTGACAGAGCCCAAAGCATTTTCCCCAAAATCTGTTATAGTAGTAGCAACCTTTCCGGTTTGTTCTGAAATTGTACTGCCGATGGTTTCCCCTATTTTTGTTATTGCGCCGGTGGCTGTAGTTACAGCACCACTTACCTCAGTCTTGACCGAATTGAATCCGTCTTCAAATTTCTTAGGAAGGCTTTGGACTATTGCGAATAGGCCATTAAAAGACTTTACTACATCGTTCAAGATATTTTTAACAGGCTCTATAACTGAATTGGCAGCACTTGAAATATCATCACCAATTCCAAAATTTTCTCGAGACTGTTTAATTATATCCATGTACTTTTCGGTTTTGTGTACCAATCCAGCAATTTCAGCACAAATATCCAAGAAGTGTTCTTTTGTTGCTGCCCTAGAAAGTCTGTTTGCGACATTATCAACAGAGTCTCTGATGTTTACAAATATTTCTGTAACTTCTTTTGGCATGCGTAGATTAAATAAATCCGAATATTTTTCTACAAACATTCCGGCGAAGTCTATCCGTTGTTTGAGTAAAGACCGTCCCATTAATTAATACAAATAAAATAAAGTTCTTTAATTTAGTTGTATCTTTGTCAAAGTTCTATAGACCCAATTTTGAGCGGAGTTGGGTCCCCAATGAAGCTTGGCGTCGGGCGTCGGCTTCTACTGTGGTGCGGCGTTGGGTTTCCAATGCGACGTTTTTTCGGGCCTCTGCTTCCGTTGCTATGAGGCGCTGGGCTTCATCTTTAGCACTCGCTGCGCGTCGGGCTCGATCAGCAATCTCGGCATCGGTTGCCCAAGTACATAATACGTTTAGATCGACATTACGATCCTTGGCCAATGGTGCTACGGCAGCCAAAACGTCTAATTCATATTCGGTAGGATTCGTGCCCATTTTATTATAATATGCTCTGGTTTCATCACGAATTTGCTGTTTCTTCTGAAGAGCCTTGTAGGCGTTATCCGCAGCTAATGCAGCTTTGGTGACTTTTTCTTTTTCCTTGTCTGCGTCTACCTTTGCTTTTTCGTCTGCTACTATCTGTTCTTTGGCCGCCTTTATTCTCTTGAGTTCTGTTTCGTATGCAGAATCAGGACCAAACCCAGGAAGTCCTAGATCTTTACCAACCCCTGTAATTGCCTTTAATGCATCCTTGATAACATTAAATCCTTCTTTTATATCATCGAATTTTTCTTTTACCTTGATTATAGGAACGCCATCATTCTTACATGCTCTAATGATATCAAATGTTGGTAGTGATAGGTCTTTCACACAATCTTTAATATCAACGCCATATGGAGTTTTACAGGTTTTCCTCATTTCTGGATAATTTTTCATAAAGTATAAAACTTCAGCCTGTTCTGATGTAATTTTTATGCCTCTCTGTGCATAATCGGCTATAATGTTATTGTATGCATTATCTAATATTGCCTTTACCCGAGCTTCTTCGTTTTTCGCCACAATTTCTTTGGCAGTTGGTTTACCGGAAGCAATGGCTGTTCGATCGGCTGCTTCTGCCGCAACACGATCGCTTTCTTTTCTATTTTCCTCGTCTAGTTTAGATACTTTGTCTCGTTCTTCTTGAGTCATCGGTTTAACTGTATTCATTTCTGTTGCGGTTTCAATGAATGCATCCTCTATATCTTTTACAATATCATCTATAAATGAAAAATTTTCAACATTTCTATTTAGATATAGATATAATGATAGCAAAACTACAATAACAAATAAAATAACATATCCAATATTCAATTCCATTATAATATACAAATAAATAAATAATTTATACATCTACTATATCCTCTGCTGTATCAATGATTCCTTGAATATACCCTTTGATGTCATCTATAATACCTGGTTCCACTGGCTCC